TTAAAACATTTATAGCTTGTTCTTCTGCTAACTCTACAGCTTGCTTATAGTTAAGTTGCATATGTAACGCTAACTCTTCTTCTGTATCAGGTAGAGTTTCTTTATCATTTTCATATAGATCAACTCCAAACTGTTGTTTAGCTATATCGTTATATTCTCTAGATCTTATATCACGAAGCATGGACTCCATGTATTCTGTTCTTTTACTAACTCCATACTCATCTTGTGAGAAACAGTTTATCTCATAAGATCTTTGTGCCATACCATTTACAACAATATCTACAAACTTTGGAACTATTGGAACTGGTTTCCAGTCCAAGTTTAAATAAGATAAATCACCATTAATTGATAATTCGTTTTTATACTTTTGTATTGGCTGTTCGCCTCTAGCATATAATCTTAGTTTATGGAAATTGTTTAAATTAGTACTATACTTAGAAGTTGAATCAGAAAACCATTCAGTTCTTATAGCTTGAGCTACTTTTAAACCGTAGTCTTGCGACATTTTTTCTAAATCACTTACCGCTTGAGAAGGGAAATTTACAGTATAACCTATCATACTATTGTTTTATTATTGTTGATTGAAATCCTTTGTTGTTATATCTGGATATATTTAGGTTTAATGGAGGTTTTTTAACTTTTGGATTAGGTCTATAAAGATGTCTATTGCAAGCCATTATCGCTAGGCCAGTACTAATAGAAGCATCGTGTTTTGTTCTTCTGTTTATATCAAACTTAGCCCAGTCATTAAGCGTGTCATTAAAATACATATTGCCATAAGTACCGTCTTGTAATAATCCAACGTGATCATTAATATACATTTCAATAGCAGCTGCATGAGCTTGTTTTATATCTTCACTAGAGTTTGGTATTCCACCAACTTCCTTTTCTGCTGTTGATAATTTATTCCAAACTTTATCAGGTCTATTCATGCTAAATCCTCTATAACCTCTTCTTCTTAAATAGTATAATAACCTTGGTTTATTGTTCTCTGCTAATAGCGGCATACCATAAAATACTAATGCCATCAAAACGTCTTCAAAGAATATCTCAGCTGTTTGAGGTCTTGCTATATATTCTAAAAAGAAAGTATTAGCTGGAGCGTCTTCCATAGAAAACTTAGTTAATCCGTGTAAAGCTCCTTTAGAACCTTTGTTGTCTACTGTTCCAGATATATCATATGAGTCACAACCAAAAGCTCCCATGTGCTCATTACCTGGATACTTTACGCCATTTTTTAATATAACGTTATTTTGTAATTTATTTCCTGGTACCCAACTTACTTTAAATCTACCATTTGGATCTGGGTTAAATGTAACTTGCGTATCTTTAACTCCATTTGTCCACTGAAAATTACCAGGCGTTAATACTGATGAGTTTCTATTTCCTTCGTTATAATCTATTTGTTCGTATATCTTAACTAGATTAAATAAACTATTTTTAGTTTCATCTCTAAATGCGTGTTCTTCTGTTCTAGGAAACTGACGATAAAATTCATTTAAAGCGTCTTGATCATCTTTTAAACCATCTGCTTCATTTTCCCAGTGACTTACTACTCCACAGTCTATTTCTATTCCATGTGGATCAAATGTTCGTTGTTTAGGATCATCAAACACAGGTCGTCCGAATTCGTCAATGAATCCCTCGTAATTCCATTCCATAGGAATAAACAAAGAATATAATCCTGACTTAGTCTGTCCATTTCTATTTCGCTTTGTAACATCTGAATCATAGTATAAGTTTTTAAAGTTATCACCTCCTTTCTCTAAAGCGTTAGAAGTTGATCCCATCATACACTTACCAACAACTCTACTACCTAAACGTAAACAAGTTTTTGTAACTCTCCAGTTATTTTTTATATTATCAGGTCTCTCCCATTTACCACTCTCATCGTGAACTAGTAGATTTAATTTTTCACCATCATAACTATTGTCACCTGTATTCTTCCAATCAATAGTTGTGTCAAGACCTTGCATATCATCGATCTCTTCTCGTTCCCTCATTTTTTTACGAGTAAACTTTTTAGCCGGTACTCTATAAGCTAATTCAGACTTTGGTCGATCCATACCATCTTGTATAGGCTTGAAGAAAAAAGGATAATTCAAACTTATAGGTACAACTTTATCTGTAAACATTTTCTTTGCATCAGCACCTGTTTTAGATAGTATACCAAATCTACTATCACTTGCTAATGTAGCTTGATTAACTGTTTCAGATGAACTCATAAAAGAAAAACCAGAACGTCTATTTTTTAAATAACACATCCCATAACTTCTTTTGTCTGCTTTGCAAGCTTCCCAAAATATAAAGAATAATCTATTAGCTTCTCTATAATCTGGAGCGCCAACGTCTATCTTACTCCATTGTAGATACATATAATGTGTACCTGTTATATAAGTTGGTTTACCATTATTCATAAACCAAAATCCTTCATCTCTTCTTTTAAACTCTTCATCTATATATCCATAATGTTTTTCTTTAAAATCATCTGGATAATCTTGCCAGTCAAATACAGTTTTAATTCTTTTAAAATCAGGATTAGCTGGAAACTGTTTCCATTTTTGCTCTTCTTGTTTTTTACTACAAGAGTATATTTCGTTTGGTTGTTTAGGTAAAGCTATTTGTAAACCTTGTATATCAAGTACTTCACCTATCATACCTGTTTTTGATATTACAACTATATCATTTTCTTTATCATAACCATACTCCCATTTTTTAGACTTGTTAAGTCTTTTAATGGTGTTTAACCTTACTGGTTCTACAACTTTATATAGAGTTTGTTCGTACATTACTTAGATCTTCCTTCTGCAAATCCTTTAAAAGCTGTTTTCTTTTCTTCTTCAATAGGTTTACCTTCAAGCATAGCTTCTTCTTCATGGATTCTATTTAATATTTCAAACGCGTCGAATATAGCTAGTTTCTTTGTAGCTGCAGCGTTCTTTAATCTATCAGCTGATATATCTTCATCTGAGTCTACTATTTCTTCTCTAGCAACTTTAATAAGCTCTTCAACTGCTTTGTGCCCAGCTTGGATTATATTCTTCTTCGTTTCCTTGATATTCATATTTAATTGTAATAAATTTATTTAAAACTCTATACAGTCTTTCGTTTTCGATTACAAACTCATATTCACTACCAGGTCTAAAACCAACTAATTCTTGTTTATTAAAAGTTCCATCAGAACACTTTATAACGCCTACTAATGGTCGTTCTTCTTCTGTGTTAAAATTATTAATTGATTTTAACGGTTTAATAAAACTATAACCAGGTGTGGCTTTCCACTCTTTATTTTTATAAAGAAATATCTGATCACTTTGAATTAAGTATTTATTTTCTTCTAAATAAGATCTACTATTCTTCTCTCTACCTTTAACATCGTGCCATCTTCTAAAAACGTTATGATGCACTATTACTTCATCACCCACGTTAATGGGTGATTGAAATAATAATGGAGTAGCGATTACTTTTGCTAATCTATTTACATATTGATGATTAAAAACTTCAGTATTAAGTATTAATTCTTTATCATCAACTTTTGTAGAGTTATTATAGCGTTCACCAATAGGTGATACTATAAAATCTTTATAAGCTTTCATTAGTACTCTAAGTTATACTCAACTGATATAGCCATATTTTTATTAAAATCTTTCCAAGGTATAACTACTTCTTGTTTTCTAATATATATACAGTACTTGTCTTCTTCTTCTATTATGTCACATATCTTATGACCACCGTAAACCTCTTGGTCTACAGCATAGTGCATTGAGTCGTTTTTGTAATCTTTACCTATAGTTATTTTTCTAATGATATTATTTTTCATCTTCATTAGATTTATCAGCACCATTAGGTGAAACTTCAGGCCAGTTTATAGTACCATCATTTAGATTAACATCGTAAGTTCCATATTCTTTTACTAATAGACCTTGAAGATCAGCTACTTCGTCTTGAGCTTTTGTTAGTTCATGTAGAGCAGCATGTTTTTGCATCTCCATCTTACCTACATTAAACTGTATTCCATTTATTTTGTTTACAACTCCTTGTAATTGTTTTAGATGATTATCTGAAATCTTCTCTGCCTTTGGTTTTAATTCAACCACTTTTTCTTTTTTTGCCATTTTATTTAATTTTATTTAAGTTAATTATTTTCTAGTATTCAAATCCAAAGTTAAATTGTATTGGATGCTTAAAGAATATTTCATCGTTATTAGTCATAGCATTATCTACTCTATCAACAGTTAGAGTGTTTGCTGCAACAGCTGTTACGGTACCAATATCCGTATTTGCATTACCACCAAACACAACCTCATCTCCTATAGCGAATATGTCGTCAGCATCAGTTCCGTCAGTAACTAATCCAACAGCTGTAGTTGACGTAGCTTGATCACCAACTTGATTTAACAAAACACCGGTTCCGAAGTTAAAAGCACCAAGCGCGATACCAGCTACAAAAATAGTTTGATTACCACTTGTAGTAGCAGCGTAAGTATTACCTTCTATTGTACTACCTGCATAATGTTCTCCTTCTAACATTATTGGTGAAAAATTTCTAGCTGGATGCGTGAAGGTTTCACTACTTCCACCATAATTTTGAGCAAATGAAAGTTCAGATGATGCATATCCAGCTGTAGATCCAAAATTGTAATTAACAAAAGTGTCATTACTGTCTTCCATTTCTCCTGCATTCATAAACGTAGTTCCTATTAAATAAGGTCTTATAGCAGCAGCCTCTGCAGCTGAAATAGTTAAGTTTGATGTAGATAGAGAAGGTGGTGACGCTGCGTCTATCGGTTTTGCAAAAAGCAATCTAAAATCTAAACCACCATTACCAATAGTAGCATCTGTACCTCTAACCATATAAGATACACTTTTTAATTCTATAGCCCCGCCTTTAGGTACCTCCATAGGCACCCAATTGAATAGAACATCTTTAGAAGCAAAAACTGAAAGACCTCTAAAATCTACGTGTGGTTTTAAATTTTTTAATATTTTTCCCATTTTATTTATTTATTATTTTGTTGTTCATTCTTTTTTGACGATCCGCCGAAAAAGAAATCGACTACCGTATTAACCTTTGCGCTCATTGCGCCAAATATTGTTGATATAAAACTTATTTCAAACTCACCCATATCTATATCTCCCATAACGAAGAATCTAAACATCATGAAGCTTAATCCGAAATAAGCTATTGTAAATAACGTTGCAAGAATCTTCTGAATAATTGCATCG